ATAGAATTCACAGATGAACAAAATATACAAGATACAGATACCGACCAACACCCAGGAATGGATGCGTATGAATGTTATATATTAGACGATGAAAAGGAACGATCGTTTCGTGCAGTCTATTATTACTGCACTCATAATGGAAGAATGTATTTGGGATATTATGAAGATGAATTGATTATCATTAAAATACGTCGCATATTGAAGATTGAAGACGGCGATACTATTGAAGAAGTTATTGATAAAGCGAATGAAGGATTAACAATGGGAGATATTTGTTAATATTACCCATGTATATTTTGTATTTTATATTATATTTGTAATTAAATAAAGAATAGCATTAAACTATTTTTTATTTCACTTTCACGTATTGTTAAGGAGGGATTAAAAGGGAACCTTGGTTCCCTTATTTCTAATAGGGGGTCAAAGGGGGGCATTAGCCCCCCTTTAAATGATTACGTTCTCAGGCAACGGATCTATTTGTATATGGTAATAACTCTCAATATCCCTCTGTATTCGGATATCTCGCGGTGTGATAAAGTTAATTGCGGTTCCCTTTCGCCCCCAACGACCACTTCTTCCAATTCTGTGCAAATAGGTATGCACGTCCGGCGTAATATCAAAGTTAATCACCACGCTCACTTGCTGGATATCAATTCCACGCGCAGTAATATTTGACGAAACCAGGAACCGAACTGAACCGCTCCTAAATCTGCGAAAAGCTTCCTCACGTTCTGACTTGTTCATGTTTCGGTGAATACAATCCACTGAAAACCCCTCACCACGCATTGCATCGCATAATTGCGAAACACGATGCACACTATTGCAGTAAATAATGCACTGATTCACACTAATAATATTAAACAATTTTTTCAATGCGTCAAATTTGTCATCATCATACTGGGATGCAATGTAATATTGACGAATGCCATCCAAAGTCAGCTTATCCGCAGTCATCGTAATCTGAACCGGATTGCGCATAAACTTGGGAGTTAAATCCATGACCTCTTTTGACAACGTTGCACTAAAAATTCCTACCTGCACACTTTCAGGAAGCATCATAAAAATACTTTGGATTTGTTCCTGGAATCCCTTTGACAACATTTCGTCGGCCTCATCAATGACAATAATTCGCAAACTGCTCACATTCAAAAACCTTCTGCGAATCAAATCGAAAATGCGTCCTGGACATCCAACCACTACATGTGGATTCTTTTCGTCAATGCTCCTGCGGTCATCCATGACAGAAGATCCACCTACAAATTTCTTGACACATAAATTCGCCATATTATCTCCCAAACTAGAACAAACAGATGTAGTCTGATTTGCTAATTCGTGGGTGGGCGACAATAATATTGCCTGGGTCTCCATTATGGATGGATCAATTAAGGTCAGCGTTCCAATCGTGAATGCACCGGTTTTTCCAGTACCTGACTGGGCCTGGGCGATAATATCGCGTTTGCAAGTGATTGGATAAATAGCCTTTGCTTGAATTGGACTTGGATTCTCAAAACCATATGCATAAATGCCACGTAATAGATCATCGTTTTTTACACAATCCTCCCATGTCTTAACAACTTTATTTTCATCGTATTCTTCGGTCATATTTTTAATATATTATTCATTTTGTATTTAAGTCTTTTTAAAAAGATTAAGGGAACTCGTCGTTCCCTTATAATCCCATACTAAGGGAAGGGGTCATAGGGGAAAGGACGCTTTGCGTTCGACGGTCGGCACCCGAAGGGTGCCTTAACCGTAGGTTTCACCTAAGGGAAGGTTCAAAAGGAAACCTACGGTTTCCTTTAAAAATTGAAATAAAAAACAATATAAATATAATAACAATATACAATACAGAAACAATGGCAACTAAGACATACACTTTAAACGAATTTGAGAGAATTGGAAAGGGACAATTGGATGAATCCGTATTATCATCCATTCGGTTGCTTTGTTCTTTAGTTGGTTACGTTGAAAGCGCCCAAAATACTTATATAAATCAATACAATTCAACAACAACAACCACTGCAAGTAGTGCATCTAGCCAATCAAAGAAGCCAAAGGAGCGCGAGGTCCGCGAAAGAACATACAAGAAACCCAAGGAAATCAATGATGGTTGGAAGAGACCCGTATTCAAGGCAACTGTTTTCGCTGAGGTTGATAATACCCAGGCAAACATAAACGAGATTCGCGTAGGATTGAACAAGCTGAAGGAATCAAATTGTGAAGAAAACATTGCTATGTTCATTGAAAAGATAGACGAAATTCGCGAGTCTGTTGATTTTGGTGATGATTGTGCAATGATTGAAAAGATGCAACAAGTATTTGACACCATTTACACAATTTGCATTTCCAACAAGATGTTTTCAAAGATATATGGCACTGTAATAACCCGACTTTGCAAGAATTATAGTTCAGATTTGAACGAGATGTTTAATGCCAAGATTGCCGAGTATTTGGAGTCTATGCGAAACATTGTGGATGTGAATGCGAATGACGATTATGACGCATTTTGTGACTTCACTGCCAAGAACAACAATCGTAAAAACATCACAAATTTGCTTTGCGAAATTGCAAAGTCTGGCGAATACGAAAATATTCAAATCTCCAATATATTGAAAATCACATCGGATTTATTGACCCACGTTTTGGAATCAGTCGAATTGGTAGAGAAGCAGAAGGAGGTGGAAGAAATTACCGAAAATATTGTTATTATATTTAGTCATTTTGACAAAGAACTCAAAGAGCAATTCAAACCATCGTTTGAACAGTTGTCAAATACAAAGAAGCCTGGTTTAACCAGTAGAACCCGATTTAAGTACATGGATTTGGTCGGAAAATAATCTCTGAATACTTGGGGGTTCCGCTTTATCGTTTTTTTATTGAAAATTATTTATTTATTTCTAATATATAAATAATATGGTCAAATCAAAAATAAAACCGGAAATTGAATACACTGAGTCCAAGAAAATTGACGCAGAAGATATAGATCATGAAACCTCTGTTTATGAAGCCGAGATTTTGGGAAAACGAGTGGCTATTGGTATTGGAAAAATTAAATACACCTACACTGGAAAAGGCATTGTTTTTTATCCAGTTTATTTGATAACCAACGATGTTGTAAAATCGCAAATTGGTGTTTTTGAAATGTCGTCATCGGATTTACCAAATTATTTGGACGAAGATACAATTGACATTGAACTTTTTGTAAAAGATGGAAACGGACTGTTGTTGTACAGCTTCTTAGACAAAGATTTATTAGAGAAGTCAAAATCTGACCCCAAGTTTTATACAATCTCTTTACCAAAAGAGAAATCTAAAAAAGAACCAGTAGAAGAAAAGGAGGATGAGGAGGAGGAATCTTCGGATGTCATGGATTTGCAACAAAAACACAATCCTAAGCCCAAAGAAAAAGAGAGTGAAGAGAGCAAAGATATTTTTGAAGAAATTGGAAATGCGGATATTCCAGAGTTGTTGAAGGAGGAAACAAAATCCGAAGCAGACGCACTCAAGACATTATCTGCAAATTCAAATTGGGTACAGAAATTTATGAAAAATGAAAATTACAGATTGCATGATGTGCCCGCCGACGGAGACTGTTTTTTCACAGTTATTGTAGATGCATTTAAACAAATTGGAAAAAAAACCACAGTTGCGCGGTTGCGTAAAATTGTCGCCGATTCAGCCACTTCCGATATGTTCGACCAATATTCGGGTTTATACACGATGTTTAAAACCGAGATCATTTCGAACGAATCCAACATAAAAAAAATATCGGAAAAAATAAAAGACTTGAAACAAAGAAGTACTAAAGTCACTGATAAATCGGAAAAAGAAATGTTGCTCACCAACATTCAAAACTTGATGAACGACAAGAAGAAATTCAGAAATGATATTATAATTGCAGAAGACAATGGGAAACATTTTAAGTTTATGGAAAATGTAAATACGTTGGAGGATATGAAAGACAAAATAAAAACATCTTCTTTTTGGGCAGATGAAAATGCAATCAATGCAATTGAACATAAGTTGAATATCAAAATGATTATTTTGTCGGAAGAAAGTTATAAAAACGGCTCAGAAGACGCCACCATGAAATGTTCTTCCGGACCAAACAACAATCCAATCCCGACACCTGAATTTTATATAATGACCAGTTATACTGGCGACCATTACAAATTGATTTCATACAAGGACAAGAAAATTCTGAAATTTTCCGAAATTCCATATTATATTAAAACACTCATTGTGAATAAATGTGTTGAGAGAAATGCCGGTATATTCCATCATATCACCGATTTCCGCAGGTTCCAGGAAAAGTTTGGAATTGACCCCGTGAGCAATTCGTATTCTTCGGAACCGCCGGTGAATAGCGATTTATATGATGACACCATCCATTTTGTGTTTTACGAAAAATCCGCAGATGCCAAACCTGGCAAAGGAAATGGAGAAAAAATTGGAAATCAAGATATCCTTGAATTCAAAGACCTACAACAAGTCCCAAATTGGCGTCGGATGTTGGACGATGAATACGTCTCTCCCTTCACATTTGATGGAAAGCAGTGGCAAACTGTGGAGCACTATTACCAAGCATCGAAATTTAAGAAAGGATTTCCCGATTTTTACACCTTTTTTTCTTTGGATTCCAAAAGTGAGATTTGCAATGATGTTAAAAAGGCGAAGTCTGCCGGTGGTAAATCTGGAAAATACCGAAAAGAAATTGGGAATGAGAAGGTAAGTTTGGATCCGGACTTTTATGGAGGCAGGGATAAAATTGAACGCGCAAATGCATTAACCGCCAAATTTGAAAATCCGGAGTTCAAGAAAGTGTTGGTTGCAACTAAGAAAGCCAAGTTGTTGCATTTTGTTCGCGGTGCTGAACCAGAAGTTGATATGTTGTTGATGGAATTAAGGAAACCTACGGTTTCCTTATGAACCTTCCCTTTAGGGGAACGTAGTTCCCCTATGACCCCTCCTTTAAGGTGAGTCTCCGGTATTAAAGGAGTCCCCTAAAATTGATTTATTTTTTATAAATAAATCAATAAATAAATCAAATAAATAAATCTGAAAAAAATGGAACTTGTTGTTGAACCCGATATTTATATGCCAAGCATCGATGAACTTGGAAACTATGTGGATAAAATCCCAGTATTGAAAAAAGGCTTAACATGCGCTTGTGGTTCGCGCAAAGACAAGGTGTATGAATCAAATGCAATGTTCTCTTCACATATTAAAACAAAAACCCATCAGAAATGGTTGTCAGACCTAAACTTGAACAAAGCAAATCATTACATTGAGAATGAAAAGTTGAAGGAAACTGTACAAAACCAGCGTCTCATTATTGCAAGGTCAGAAGCCGAAATCAACAATTTACGTCAAACAATCACTTATTTAACAATGCAATTGCAAAAACCAGTGGTTTCTAAAAATTTACTTGACTTTGACTAATTATAAATTTTCACTAATTGGAACATATCCAACTGTTGTCTTTTTTTTTACAATTTTCTTGATAACGGTTTTCTCTACTGTTTGTTTCTCTACAGTCGAATTCTTCTCTACAGTCGAATTCTTCTCTACAGTCGAATGATGTTGTTTTAAATGACATTCTTCACATAGCGCCATCAAGTTCGCCTTATGATTCTTATGTGTTGTCCCGATAAACCCATCTTCATCTGCGTCTTTCTGCATTTCCAAATGGTGTATTTCGGTGCTCATCGCTTTCTTACACAATTCGCACAAACTTCGGACTTTCTTCGCATTATAATGCGACGTCTTTTGTTCCAAAGTTCCCGCCTTTTCCGGAAAATACTTGTTCCTGATTTCAAACGCTTTATCCAAGAATTCTGTAGGAAGATGCAGAGACTTGCAGACTTCCAATCCATACATATTGTCGCCGGGTCCGTCTTTTAATAATCGGTCATAAACCAGACAATCTAATTCTCGGTCATAATGCACCGCCATATGTTTGAGCGCCAACCGGTCCATACTTGTAATCTCTTCATAATCCACAATTTCGTGGAAATGCGTGGCGAATAAGAATGACGACTGTTGTTCATGCAGTTTCATTAGTCCAGCCACAAAAATACTCAATGCACTTTGGGTCTCTGTTCCCGAACACAATTCGTCGCCCAGAATCAAGCTATGTTGGTCAGCATTTTTCAGAATAACACGCAATTCACTCATCTCTACACCAAATGTGGATAACCCCTTGTACAAGTTGTCGTTCCCCAAAATGCGTGTATAAAATGACCGGTATGGTTTATACGAGAACGATGTGCAGGGCACAAAGAACCCGCACTGGGCCAAAATAGTGGCGATTCCAATAGCTCTTATTAAACTGGTTTTTCCAACCGCATTGGTTCCGTACAACAAGATCCCACCACTGCTAATTTCAACGTCGTTCGCCACATAGATTTCGTTTTGCTGGATGTGTTCAATCAAACAATGACGGATGCCGATGGCTTTAATAAAAGAGTGATTACATTCAGTTATGTGCGGTTTGCAATAACGATTTTCCTTGGCCACATAGGTTTTTGATTGCAGGACGTCGAGAGAAGCCACATATTCAACAATTTTATCAATATGGTCATAACACTCATTCTCCAAAACGTTCTCTACGAATTCGGCATAAAGAAGCGCGGTCTTATGTTCAATGGCATGTTCCAGCTTCAGAATTTTGTTGGTGAGTTTTGTTAATTGGTCAAACACAATTTCTTCGGCGGTCGTGGTGGCAGTCTTAAATTTTAAATCGCCAAACTCAATCAATGAATTTTGAAACATTACCGTTCCCGACTTTACTTTCGTGAGTATGCCACGGAAACAGGGCATTCCACTATACTCATCCTTGTCCAACAACTGTTTCAAAACTTTGGCTCTCGCTTTGGTGATTTGGAGAGAAGAACCCATTTTCTCTGTTGTATTGATTTTCACATAATCGGAATCATCGGGTAAATTGAGAGAAGCACGGGTCACCATATTAAAAAACCGGTGAATTGAATTGAACAACTGGTTCGCAACCTCATATTCCAACATCATCGAGTCAAGTTCTGAATTCACACCCTTTTTCACAATGTGTTCGGAAACCGTAGATGAATTGATGTTTTTGCACGCATCCACTATTAAAAAATCCGAAATTTTTGAACAAATGGTTTCGGACGCGTTCGCAATGCATTCGGAATTCGGCAAATAATTCATAAGCGTTTGATTCTCTGCAAGGCAAATATGTATTTGCTGGATTTTTGAAACAGAGTCGTACAAACGATAGACCGTGGATGGCGAAACTTTTCTAACCAAAATTTGGCGCATTATCTTTTCCAAATCGGTGACATCGGCCAGCTGTTTTCGGAAAAAACCGACAAAATGGTAGTTCTCTGCAGATAACATATGAGAAACCATTTCATATTCATTGTTCAACCATTCTTCATCAAAAACTGGATTCGTTAATAAATCCTGGATTCGCCGTTTGCCAATCGGCGTACATGCGCGGTTTAAAAAGTTAAGCACTGAAGAGAACTTGCCACTTCTTATAGAATCCGCGGATTTGTCTTCAATGATATTGAGTTGTTTCAGTGTGTGGTTCGCCAAAATTGCATTGACACTGGTGCTTCCAAACGTGGGTGTGTTAATTTTTTTCACGAGAGACGGATTGTGTTCCTGGATGAAATTGAGCAAGTAACAGAAGGATTGGGTTGCCACCGGATATCTGGAGAATTCCTCGCAGATTTCGTAGCACTCGGATCCAAAAAAAGTTTCCAAAAGTTGCACAATATATTGTTGTTTCATGCAGTTTTCGGTTTTTACAGATTCGCGGATACAAAGTTCATGAACGGAGTTGCAATCAATGCCGGCATACGATTTGATGTTTTTCACCAACCCTTGTTCGTTATCTGTGATTTTTAAAAAATCGTAGAGAAAGATGATTTCGCAAGGATTATAAATGGAAACTGCTCTCTCCAATTCATCAAAAGTGGTGGGATTGTTTTCAAACGCAGTTTTGTGCTCGAAAATGGAGGATTTCCCAGTGAATATGTTGATGACAGAGACACCATAGATAAGCTGGGCTTTTGACTTAACCAATGAATTGTAGGAGGCCATCCAAATACACATAATGTTGTTGGATAAACGCGGTTGTTCAACATCGTATGATATGAATGTTCCGGCGGAATGGATGGAATGGACAATATGTTTCTTTTTGTCGCCATGGACACTGTTCTCTTCATCCTGGATAATGACAACACTGGTGAAACCGGCCTCGCTCAACTTTTGCAAATATCGTTCCAAAGTATATTCGGGGAAGCCGGCCATTAAAACTGTGTTGCCATTGACCGAGACTTTCTTTTTCTCACTGATGTTCATTTGGCAAATCTGAGAGAAGGCAACAATTTCACT